CCTTCTCTCCAATGGGGTAAAACCCAGAGAGGGAGACCCGATCATCTGTATTCACTGCGGGTATGACGTGAGAAAAAACCAACTGGAGTTTGTCCTGGACGATGAATAAGCACGTAGTCATTACGAGTTTTACCGAGGAAGGTTATGTTAAATACGGGAAAGAGTTCATCCGAACCTTCATAGAATACTGGCCGAAGTCGGTAAAGCTGGTGGTGTACTACGAAGGTACTCACTTGAGACATGACTGGATTCCGATCACCCAAGTACCCAATCTGGATTCGTGGATGAGAGTAATAGCGCCGTTCCAGATCATGAGCGGATCACTCTTCAATCAATACGACATCCGCTACGACGCGAGAACCAACCGCGTCATTTTCATGCAAAACCATGCTCTGAGGACCTATAAGGGCAAGGTCTTCTGGCTCGACGGAGATGTAATAACCCATTCACCGGTCCCAGAAGACTTTCTGGATGGGTGTCTGCCGGATGATAAATTGTGCTGTTATCTTGGTAGGGGAGATTGGTACGATACTGAAACCGGATTCATCGGGTTTAACTACGGGCATCCCAACTGCGAGCATTTCCTGAGAATCGAGGAAAACACTCTGTTCTCTGGAATAATCTTTACTCAAAAGAACTGGTGGGACATGGCCTGTTTTGACTGGTCGCGGGATGCTTATATCGCAAATACTCCCAAGATCAAGGAAGCATTTGTTGATTTAGCCCAAGATCTTCCAAGAGGAACCATGCACGTTTTCGCCAACAGCATAATTGGAAGCGTCTGCGACCATTTAAAAGGTACTAGAAAAAAGATTGGGCATTCCTACGCTAAAGACCTGGTTATCGAGCGTCTAGAACCGTACTGGCAAAAGATTATTGCTGAAGAAAAAAATGGCCGCTCCAAGGCACAGGCCGCATGACCCAACAGAGTTCCAGAGGCTTCTGGAATGGATTCAGGGGAAAGAGTCGTTACTGGAAATAGGCTCCAGGTTTGGCTATCCACTGGTTGAAATGGCGCATGTTCTCAAACCAGGGGCCAAGGTGGTGTCGGTGGATCTACCGGATGCGGAGGGCTGGAATCCGCCTCTAAATACGCTTAATCACTTACGCAGAAATGTCGAACAGCTTCAGACCGAAGGATATAAAGCCCATCTTGTCGTGGGTGACTCGCATTCTCAGAACATCATACGACAGGTTAAGGAATTGGGTCCGTTTGAAGTCATCTTCATAGACGGGGACCACACCTACAAAGGCGTGGTGGATGACTGGATCAATTACGGTCCCTTGGGACAAATCATCATCTTTCACGACATCCGTAGACCCGTTCCCCCGGAAGACATGAATGTTGAAGTCTGGAAGCTGTGGGAAGAAATAAGAATGTGGGCGAATACCGAGAAAAAATTTCCGTTTGAGGAATACATCGCTCCCGGTTCAAGGATGGGGATTGCAAGGATAAATCTTGGAACGCCAGTTAGCGACCACCCTGGATAGAATCCATCCGGGGCATGTAGAGCGTTACAGGTTTGCGGCTTCTCTCGCAAAGGGAAGGATTTTAGACGCCGCTTGTGGTTGTGGTTACGGGTCGAAGATGATGGAGGATGTGAAGTGCCGGGTGGTCGGGGTCGATATAGACAATGAGACTATCCAGTTCGCCCGGACTTACTATCCGGGACCGGGTTACATCATCGGGGATATTCTGGATATTCCGTGGGCGGGAAGGTTTGACTGGATCGTGTCTTTAGAGACCATCGAGCATCTTCCCGACCCCGTGGCGGTTCTGAAGATTTTCCGGCATCACGGATCGAAACTGATTGCTTCGACTCCGAACGAGACCTATTATCCTTTTGATCCCAAGAATCACATAGGGGAACGATACCCCCATATCAGACACTATACCTCTGACGAATTCGAGGAAGTGCTGAATAAATGCGGTTGGAAAGTCACCGGCAAGTATTGCCAGCTTCATAAGCAAAGTCCCGTCATTCAGGGAACCGAAGGCAAGTTTCAGGTTTTTGTAGCGGAATGATCCGTTTTTACCGTTCCCAGTACCCGCAGGAGAATGTCGTCATCGAGGCGGCCTATGAAGGCTGTCCGAGAGACAAAACGATTACTTCGCTGGACGACTACCAACCCTCGGATGTCGCGGTGGTGATGGGGGTCTACAAGAAACGAGTACCGGCTTCTTATCCAAGGGGCGAAATCATCCGGCAGCAGAATCTCAGGGGACTCAAGTGTTTGATTCTTGAGACCGGCTATATCAATAGAGGATCAGGGGAAGACAATCACTACGCATTAGGCTGGAATGGCCTCAATGGTCGAGCCGATTTCAGAAACAAGGACATGCCCTCCGACCGGGCTGAAAAGTTACGGGTCGGTCTCCAGCCCTGGAAAGATACTGGAGACTACATCCTTCTATGTGGGCAAGTCCCCTGGGATGCCTCGGTTGACTTTACCGATCATGTGACTTGGTTGAATCATGCTTCTGAGATAATTCATAAAGGGAGCCTGAAGCCGATTCTATTCAGACCTCATCCTCTTGCGAGGATTCCTCCTCTGGATGGTTGTGGTTACAGTACTCGTCCTCTGGAAGAAGATTTAGAGGGCGCGGCAGCTTGCGTCAATTACAACTCTAATACCGGGGTGGATGCGATTCTCGCAGGAGTTCCGACTCATACCTTTGATATAGGGTCGATGATCTATAGTGTATCGAGCCACGACTGGGAGATTGGAAAGCCGTTCAAGCCTGACAGACAACAGTGGTTGAATGACATCTGTTATGCCCAGTGGACTCCACAAGAACTGAGAAGCGGGGAAGCGTGGAAGCACATATTGAAGAACCGCTCTACCGCAGAATAGTCGAATCTCTTCCTATAGTCTGCGTAGACCTCCTGGCGAGGAAGGACAATGATTATCTTCTCGTCAAACGGACAAATGAACCGTTAAAAGGCGAATGGTGGGTACCGGGAGGGAGAATTCTAAAGGACGAGCCGGTACTGGAAGCAGTCAAGAGAAAACTCTGGTCCGAGACCGGGTTGGTAATGTTGCATCCAAGGTTTGTAGGATTCTATGAAGATGCCTATCCGACATCTCATTACGGGGTTCCCTGTCACGCAATAAGTCTTTTATATGAAGGTATAGTAGCAGGGAAGATCACGCTCAATCACGAAGCGGAAGAATACAAATGGACGCCGGAACTTCCCCAAAGATTGACTCGCCGGTGGGCCTATCCGGAACTCAAGATTATCTCCGAGATATCTCGGCGACTCGGCTTTTCCTGAAAAAGAACTTTGACGGCCCCGAAGTCGTCAAGGCTCTCAGATTCAGGCTTGAGACTCACTTGGAAGACCCGACACAGGACCCGTTGAGCAACCAGGTCTGGGCGGCTTATTTGAGGCTTCCAAGGCACATGGAAGAGCCGTTTAGTTTTCTTGATTGTGGGTGCATGTCCGGATTCATGTATCACCACCTGAAGAAGTATTTCAAGGACTTCAGTTATACCGGTGTGGACCGCTGGCCGGAAGCTCTTCAAGTGGGGAGGGAATATGCCCCTGAAGTCGAGTTCATACAAGCCGACTTCGAGACAGATCAGATTGAGAGGAAATTCGATTATGTTCTGATGTCGAACATTCCCTTCAAATCCCAGAGACAGATTGATCTTGCGGTATTCAAGATGGTGCAGAACGCAAAGAAGACATTATTTGTAATCCTTCCCAGACAAGACGGAAAACCGGTCATACATGCCTACACCCCTTCAGGAAGCGCATTCTCTTTTAAAGACGCTTGACAGGCGCAGGCAGATATTCCGCTGTGAGTCTTATCAGCCTTACGAATACCAGAAGAAGTTTCACAACGCATTAGGCTACAAAACCAACGCTCCCGCCGTACAAAGAGCGTTGATCGCCGCCAACCAGACCGGCAAGACGTTCTCTGCCGCGATGGAAACCGCTTATCACCTGACCGGGAACTACCCGGATTGGTGGAGGGGTACTCGTTTCGGTCTTCCTGTTCTATGGGTAGTAGGTGGGAAAACCAACGAAACGGTGAGAGACATCTGCCAGAAGGAACTCTTCGGGGATCCCAACGATACCTCGAAACTGGGGACCGGGACCGTACCTTTGGTTTCAATCGGGAAGAAGACCTCGAAACCCGGAGTCCCCAACGCCTACGACACGGTGATGATCAAGCACAAATCCGGTCGTTGGTCGAAAGTCATGTTCAGAGCTTATGAACAAGGCAAAGAAAAGCACATGGGGATCAAGATCAACGGCGGCTGGCTGGACGAAGAGCCGCCGATGGAAATCTGGTCCCAGT